TGGCATCACCGTCCTCTCCCTCCGGCGGGCGGCGGTCAGGCAGTGCTGGAAGTGGCATCCAGTGCGTAGGCTCCCTGTCAAGCTGGATTGCATCCCATCTCACGCGCCAGACACTTCCTGTCCACCAAACAACCGCACAATCCCCGCAGGGCAATAATGCGATTACATCATGTCCAGCTTGTGGCCTCCGCTCCTTCACGCTCACCCACTCGTTCGGCGGGGTGAGGGTGGGCGCATACTCAACAAGCTCCGCTTTGCCATCTCGCCATGCAGGGAATGATTTCTCAAACTGCTCCCTGCTTTTGTACATTCTGGGACGAAGTTGACTATCCAGAACAGCTTCCCCATCTTGGAACGCTATAAAAATATGCTGTCCTTGCTTAATCGCCCTTGCCATCTTTCAGCGCCTCCAATCTCTTGCACACAGCCCGCTCACAGTCGGACAAAAGTAACCTCTCGAATAGCCACCACGGCGTAATGGTCAGAAGAATAATCCACGCTATGTCACTCAGTAATCTCATTCAGCGCCTCCATCCTCTTCATCACCATCTCCACGGCCTCGTCCGTAATGGGAGCGCCGCAGGAAGGGCAGAAGTGAGCGGCCCGGTTATTCCACATGTCACACTTAGAGCATACAACTCCATTCCCGGCATGTATTCCGCTTTTGTAGTGTCTATGCCACTTACCCCTCCACACCTTCTCCACCCACTCCTGGCTGACGGGGCGGAGGGCGGAAATGGCCATATCAAGCGCTTCAACCTCTCGTAGTTCATCGGCTTTGACTGTTTCGTTTGCATATTCGGCAATTACTTTGCAAAATCTTTGTCGTTTCCGCAGTATCTTAATCGCTTCTTCCCACGTCATGGCTGGGACTCCTCTCACAAATATCCATTATTTTTCCGCTTTGCTGCAATGTTTGCTATTACATCCCGCAAAACAAACGCATCTATATGGCATTTCCAATGATCCGCTCCATGCATCCGAAAAATACAGTTCTGGCAGGATGTTTGTCCTTTGCAGTAGTCAACAATGGTCTGCGCGGCATCAAGCGCTTTTTTGTTATTTATCATTCCCCTCCAGCATCTCCATCTCCTCCAACTTCATGAAACAAGCCCAAAAGGTTCCCATCTTCTTCCCGCTATGGTGCCCGAATAAGGGACGATGTCCAATTGCTTTCCAAACGTCTCCTGCCGGTATGTCTGTTTCTGCCCACTTAAAAATTAAAACACCATCAGGCCTTAGAACCCGCATACACTCGCGGAAACCATCGTGGAGCATTTTGGGCCAGTCCGCCCCTAACTTCCCATATAGAGTACCAAGAAGCCCATTCCCAACACGGAGCAAATGCGGCGGGTCCCAAACAACTAATTGGAACGTATTGTCATCAAATGGCAAATGGGTAAAATCACATTGTACATCTGGTTCCACAATAATATTTTTCGTCCCACCATTCGGTGTTTTTATATGATGTTCTTCTCTCCTGCGGTCACAGTAGATTGCAGATGGATGGTGCTTATTAAACCAGATAGACCTTGCACCACAAGTCACATCAAGAATTTTCTTTTCCATAGATTTTCTCCATCTCCTCCGCGCTCAGAATCGGCGCGCGGGTGTTCCATATCTTCCGTGCTTCTTCCAAGTCGTACCCCGCCGCCATAAACCCACATGGGCATTCAATCAGGAAAACAACTGTCAGCGCAAAAAACCGATACGGCAAGGCGGTGAGCTACGCCGAGTACAGATTGGAGGATAACAATGCTCAATAAAGTATTCATCATGGGACGTCTGACCCGCGATCCAGAACTCAGGCGTACCCAGACAGGCACACCCGTGGCCTCCTTTTCCCTGGCCGTAGACCGGGATTTCAAGGACAAGGCCACCGGCGAGCGGACCACTGACTTTATCGATGTGGTGTCCTGGCGGAACACGGCGGAGTTTGTCAGCCGCTATTTTACTAAGGGACGTATGGCTGTTGTGGAGGGTCGGCTCCAGATGCGTGACTGGACGGACAAGGACGGCAATAAGCGCCGCTCCGCCGAGGTGGTGGCAGACCAGGTCTATTTTGGCGACGCTGGGAAAAAAGATGATGCGCCAACGACCTTTGGGGGTATGAGCTATCCAAATAATGATGACTTTCAGGAGTTACCAGACGATGATGGAAAGCTCCCGTTTTGATGGGAGGAGAGACTCTTGAAGGAAAGCTTTGTCGTAAGGACAGAGTGGGCGGAGCAGATCGACCTTCTCACAGATGAGCAGGCTGGCCAGCTTTTAAAAGCGTGGTTCAGGTATCACATGGATGAGTCTGTTGATGTCCATGATCCAGTGGTAATGATGGCTTTCTCCTTCAACCGGTCATATTTTGAAGAGTGTGCAAGCCGCTGGGCAGCAACGGTTCAGGCGAGGCAGGAGGCTGGGAAAAAGGGCGGAAGGCCAAAGAAAGCAAATGGTTTATCAGATAAAGCAAAAAAACCAAATGCTTTTTTAGGTTTTGAAGAAAAAGCAAAAAAAGCTGTATCTGTATCTGAGTCTGTATCTGTATCTGAATCTGTACCCCCTGACGGGGGTAGTAAGGTGCGCAAGAAGAAGGACGGGAGCGATATCGAGCCGAAGGTCCAATGGGCAGAATTTGTGACCATGACCAATGCCGAGCACCAGAGGCTGCTTGACACTCATGGATCTGCCGACACCGCCAGGCTGATTGAGATCCTGGACAACTACAAGGGCAGTACAGGTAAGACCTACACCAGCGATTACAGGGCCATCCTGTCCTGGTGCGTGGACCGGCTTGAGGAAGAGAAGCGGAAGACTGGGGAGGAGCCGGAATACAAGTGGGTCAATGGTAAGCGGCGCAAGGTAACGGATTCGGACCGGCAGGCGGAGACTTCGGCTGAGGAGCGGACACAGGCGAACATGGAGCGGAT